AGTCCAAATTGGACGGTAGGCGCGAAGTGTGGTTGCGAATCAGCGCGCATCTGAATCTGTCGCCTGAAGACCTCTGGCGGCTTCTTGACGGAAGGGATGACTGATGTATCGTGACGGCAAGCAGGTTCTGACTTCGCACGTCCACAGTTTTATTCTCAACCACGGCGCCCTTGGGGATGTGATCTGCTCCCTGCCGGCGATCGTTAACGCGCGGCAGCGCGTCAGCGACATCGTGGCGATGAAGGTCTACTGCCCGCCGTGGCAGGCTGAGTTGCTGGAGCATCTGCTGGCGCCGTACGGCAAGTTCACGGTGCGCAGCATCGCCGAGTTCCCGCTGGAGCGGGCGAAGCGGGAGGACTGGGACGGCGGGCCGAACTCGCTGAACGCCGCGGTCCACAACACCCACACCCGCAACCGCGTTCACATGGTCGACTACGCATTCAACTACCTGCTGGACGCGCGGCCGGAAAACATGCTGGAGCGCAGCTACCCGACCGCTGCGCCGATCGGGCCGCGCTATCCTCTGCTGGACGAGCCGTATGTCGTCATCCCGGTTGGGGCCACGTCGGACAACAAGCTGTTCAAGGCGCACGTCATGGGGCCGATTATCCAGTGGCTGGCTGACAACGACCTGACGCCAGTGCTGGTCGGCACCAAGGTCAGTCACACCCAGGCCGAGATGGGAAGCGGCGTTACGGAGAAACTCGTCATCCGTGACGAGATAGAGAAACTGCCCGCCGAAGTGGTTGCTTTGTGCGTCGACCTGCGCGAGAAGACGACACTGCTGGAACTGCGTGATCTGTGCGGGCACGCGGAAGCGGTCGTCGGCGTCGACGGCGGCACGTTGCACCTGGCCGGCACCACCGACACCAACATTGTGTATGCGATGGGTACGACGTTGCCGAAGCACCGGTATATTGCGCGCGGCGGCGACCCGAACCACAAGATACGGTATGTCGGCCCGCGTGATCTGGAATGCGCGGGCTGCCAATCCAACTGGGCGCTGTCCCGGTGGGATTTCCGGTTCTGCGCGTACGGCGACAACAAGTGCATGGATCAACTGCACCCTGACGATTTTATCAACGGACTGAAGGAGCTTTTATGGCCGAAGCAGACACCACTACTGTAGCCGACACCACGACCGCCGCCGACACGACTACAACGGCAACCACGACCGCCCCCTGGCACGGCATTACTGACCCGGATGCCGCGGCCTACGTGACTAACAAAGGCTGGCAGTCGCCCGCCGATGTCATCAAGTCCTATCAAGGAGCGGAGAAACTGATCGGCCGGGATCCGTCGACGCTGGTGCAGTTGCCGCGCGCAGACGACCCGGAGGGCACCCGCGCGCTGTTCCAGAAGCTCGGCCTGCCCGAGTCGCCGGACAAATACGACATGAAGGTCGGGCTGCCGAAGGACGCGGCGATCAATGAAGATTTTGCCAAGAACATGCAGGGGTTGCTGCACAAGGCAGGCATCGTACCCAGCCAGGCGCAGGAATTGATCGGTGGCTACAACGCAATGCTGCTGGCGCAGCAGGAGCAGGCAGCCAAGGATTATGAACTGAACGTGGCCGCCGACAAGCAGGCGCTGAAAGACGAATGGAAGGGCGGTTACGACCGGATGTTCAATCGGGCGCAGAACGCCGCCACCAAGCTCGGGTTTACGCCTGAACTGGTGGACGCCATCGAGAAGCACGTCGGCTACGCGGGCACCTACAAACTGCTGGCGGACATCGGAGCTAAGTTGGGCGAGGACGGGTTCGTCGGAGAAGGCAAGACCAACTTTGAAGGCGAACTGACCCCGGCTGAAGCCAAGAACCAGTGGGATTCTAAGAAGCTCGACCAGAACTTCATGGCCGCGCTTACGGACGCCAGCCACCCGGGCCACAAAGCGGCGCAGGAACTGCAGACCAAGCTGTTCAAGATCATGTATCCTGAAAACAAGTAACTGTTTTAAAAGGACATTTTTAAAACCGCAGGGGTTCGCCCTTGCGGTTTTCTTGTCTGGAGAGGACGTGTGGTAGAATGGGTGCATAGGAAATACGCGCGGACAAGGTGAAAGCCCCCGCATAGCGGACTGCCTATCGGCCCCCGAGGTTGGGACAAGCCGGCGATCACCAGCCATATCGGTGAAAACTGACTTGTAATCAATTACTTAGGGGGCAATGATGCCTGATAACATCACCGTCGCAGCGGTACAGCAATACCGTGCGAACGTCGAGCTGCTTCTGCAGCAAAAGGACTCGCGTCTCGCAAACGCGGTTATGAACCAATCTTTCGTTGGCAAGGCCGCCAGCGTCGTTGAGCAGTTTGGCTCCGCCACTGCGCAGCAACGCACCAGCCGTCATGCTGACACCCCGCTGCTTGATCTGTCGCAGGACAAGCGTTGGGTCTTCCCGTCCGACTACGAGTGGGCATCCCTGATCGACAATCAGGACCGCCTGCGCGCCATTGTCGAACTGACCAGCCCGTATGCCATGGCTGGCGCCGCCGCGATGAACCGTGTCAAGGACGACGTGATTCTGACGGCGATCTTCGGCACGAACTACACTGGCGAGAACGGCACGTCGACCGAGACGTTCGGCACGCTGGGTTCCGGCACCTACGATGTGGGCGTCAACACCGGCGGCACGGCGTCTTCGCTGAACGTGGCGAAGCTGCAAGCGGCCATCCGGATTCTGATGACCGCCAACAAGGGCGAACTGGACGAGCCGGTTTACGGCGCAATTTCCAGCTACGAACACGACGCGCTCCTGAAGGAAGTGCAGATCGTCAACAAGGACTACGGCGGCAACGCCCTCCTGGTCGACGGCAAGGTCAAGCGTTTCATGGGGGTGGACTTCATCCTCACCGAGCGCCTGACGATCACTTCCGGCAACCGCCTGGTGCCTGTCTGGCTCAAGAGCGGCATGTGCCTCGGCATGTGGGATGGTGTCACCGCCAAGATCAGTGAACGCGCGGACAAAGGTCATGCAACCCAAGTCTACCTCGCCATGACCCTTGGCGCAACCCGTACCCAGCTGGGCAAGCAAGTCCGCATCAGCTGCGACGACCAAATCTAAGGAGAGGCTGACATGGCATTAGTTTCATCTTCCCAAGTTGTAACCGACCAGTCGGCAGTTCCGGTCGTCAAGGTCAACTCGCAGGAAAAAGGCGCCCCGGTCCGCGTAGCCCATGGCTACCTCGCCGCGGCGAACTTTACCGGCGGCACCGCAGGCCAGTGGTACACTTTCGTTCGCCTGCCGGTTCGTGCGCAGATCATCGACATCAAACTGACTGGTGCCACCACGACCAGCGGTGCGGTGAAGTGCGGTCTGTATCGTCCCGATGGCATCGCCATTGACGACGATGTGTTTGCCACGAACTACGACATGGCGGCTGAGAAGGACGGCACGACCATTCTGGTTACGCCGACCGCCCTGGAGCGCACGCAGACCATCGCTACCGCTTACGCCACTGCAATCGGCACCGCGGGCGCGACCAGCGACGCCGAAGTCGACATTGCACTGACGATCGTCACTGCCCTCGGCAGCGGCGTGAATCACGCAATGCACGTGCATTACACCCTGCCGGAATAAGGCAGTCTGACCCTCGGGGCTTCGGCTCCGAGGGGTTTGTTTTGAAAGGGCATTGTGGCTATACCGACCGACTTTCAAGGCTACACCCCGGCAGCTGGAACCACCAAGTCGTTCAAAATTCTTGGTAGTGCGACCACCGGCATTTGGGCAAACGACGTTGATGGCACGCTTTCCGCCACCAGCGTTCGCGTTGACATCGGCCCGAACTTGGTTTTGTTTATGACCCAGGCGTACACTGACGCCGCGCTAGTGGCGTTGCTGCAGGATTTCATCAAGCGCATGGGTGGGCTGCACGAAGGCGCGGGCGGGCAACCGACCGAAACCACCAAGCAGGTTGCAATTTCCGCCACGACTTGCACTTAACGGAGACACGACATGGCAGTTTTCTTAGCAGGCATCGCCGACACAGACGGCATCCAGATGACGGAGAACAGCGTGGTCTTTGCTGCTTCTGGCGGTACGCTGGACGCCAGCAACGTCGTCCAGGTGAACTGGGATGGCACGGTGTTTGACGGCACCACCGCAGAAGGCAAGCAGCGGCTTGTGGCTGCTCTGGAGTTGATTACCCGCCGCATCCAAACCGCAAAACTTTGGCCGGTCACTTCGGCTTCGTAAGGAGCTGACACATGGCTGACGCAGTAACCACCGTTGTTGTAACCGAGTCGCCCGAGCGCCGCGTCGTTCATCTGACGAACATTTCGGACGGCACGGGGGAATCAGCAGTTGTCAAAGTGGATATATCCGCGTTGACTGCCGAAGATGGCGGCGTGCCGTCTTCGCTGGATATTGAGCAAGTACGTTGGTCTATTCAGGGCTTTTCCAGCGTGCGTATTCTGTGGGGTACGACCAGTGCGGTTGTAGCCCTGGCATTGAGTGGCAGCGGTTATGACGACTTCCGCGGCGACGGCTACACCAGCGCAAAACGCGGCTTGCAGGATCCGCGCACCGCAACCGGCGAGCGGGATATTCTGCTGACGACCGCGGGCGCAGTCAGCGGCGCAACGTACGACATCACCCTCCACCTTCGCAAGTCGCCCGACTAAGGGGCGGCCGTGAAGCGCAAACTGCTCGCCAATAACGTCGGCAGCGCTCTTTCCTCTTTACTGAATAACGGGCGGACTTTTTACGCCCCGTTTGCCGATGCCGGCAGTGGCTCGGTATCGCTCGTTGCATCGGGTGCCGGCGCATCCCAGGCGGCGACCTTTACCAGAGCGACTACTGCAACAACTGTAGATTCATCTGGCTTGATCGTCAGTGTGGCCTCTGGCGTTGCCCGTAGTTACTACGACCCTACGACTTTGGAGTATCGAGGCTATCTCGCGGAGGGGGCGAGGACGAATCTGCTGCTGCGCAGTGAGGAGTTTGATAACGCTTCATGGACAAAGACAGACACTACGATAACGGCTAACAGCATTGTGGCTCCAGATGGAGCAACGACCGCTGATCTTATGACCGAGGGTTCTGCTGGAACCGCTAGGGTTGACCAAGCCGCGACAATAACCGCAAATGCAACGGTAACTGTATCAAGATTCATAAAGAGGGGAGATACTGATTGGGTTCGCCTGGAGGTTTTTGAAACGGCGGTGGGCGGGAATAGAATCGACGGGTGGTTTAACCTTGCCACTGGCTCTGTTGGATCGGCGACCAACACCGGAACGGCAACCGGCGCATCTGTCTCAATCAAAGCGTATTCCAACGGGTTTTACAGGTGCATTCTTTCCGGTGCCGTGAATAATGGCGCAACCGCTGTTACTTTCATGTCGGCCAGCGCCACCGCTAACGCATCAACATCAAGAGTCGCCAGTTCTACTCGTTACGAGTGGGGCGCACAGTTTGAAAACTCAGCCTCCTTCGCCTCATCCTACATCCCCACCACGACCGCTGCTGTTACCAGAAACGCGGACGCTTTAACCTATGACGCATCGAATTGGAACGCAACGGCTGGAACTTGTTACGCAGAGGCATCTTGTCAATGGACTGCAAGCCCACTGGGGATAATCATTGGGTCTGCTGCATCATCAACGATATACCCGCTTGGGGTTCAATTCGCGGCGGCTGCCACGACCGTCCAGACTAGAGACGGGACAAATAACATCGTTAAGTCCGGTCTTTCTAGTATGGCGACCGGAGTTAGGAAAAGAGCCGCGTCATGGGGCGCTGCCGGACTTTTGGCTGGTGGCGATGGTTTAGCAATGGCAACAGGCTCTTATGATGGTAATAACAACGCCGGAACCGGCGCTATTGGGATAGGTTGTGACGACGCAAGCGCCGTCCGCAACTGGTTCGGCACCATCCGTAACGTCCGCATTTACTCCACCCAATTCACTGACGCTCAATTACAGGCTATAACTGCATAATGGCTGCCAGCAACGTACAGATCGCCAATCGCGCCCTGCAGAAGCTGGGTGCCGAGCGCATTTCCAGTCTGACCCAGGATGCGCCGAATGCTCGTTCGATGAACGCGGCTTTTGTGCGTGTCAGGGATTCGCTGCTGCGCAAATACACTTGGAGCTTCGCCATCAAGCGCGCGTCGATCGCCGCGGACGCGACCGACGAAACCATCCTCAACACCTGGAAGCGTTACACCAAGCCGAATGACTTTCTGCGGCTGATACGCGACGATGAAACGGGTGAATTTGTTGACTGGAAGATCGAAGGCGACTATATCCTGTCGTCCGACGCATCCCCGCTGCAGATTCGTTACATTGCGCAGATCACGGACCCGACGAAGTTCGACTCTTTGTTTGATGAAGCGCTTGCCGCACTGCTGGCGCTGGAGTGCTTCACTGAGATAAAGGACGGCAGCGTCAGCGACAAGGCAACCTACAAGCAGGATTACGAAGATACGATCGCGGAAGCCAAGAAAGTCGGCGCTATTGAAAAGGCCGCGCAGGAGTTTCCTGAAGACGAATGGTTAGCGGCGAGGCGCTGACATGGCTCGCGCCTCCCTCGTTCAGAACACCACGAACGCTGGCGAACTCAGCCCGTTGCTGCTGGGGCGGCAGGACATCGCCAAGTACAACAACGGGCTGTATGTCTGCCTGAACGGCATTCCGCTGACCCAAGGCGCGTGGACCCGCCGCCCCGGCACTGCCTACCTGCACCAGACTAAGTTCCACAATAAAGCCTCGCGGCTGTTCCCGTTCCAGTTCTCCGTCACGCAGACCTACGTTCTGGAGTTCGGCGAGAACTATATCCGGTTTTTTACCAGCCATGGCATCCTGACCAATACGGCGCAAAGCATCACGTCGATCAGCAAAGCCAACCCCGGAGTTGTTACAAAAATCTCGCACGGCTACTCCAACGGCGATCGGTTGTTCCTGTCCAGCATCGTCGGTATGACGCAACTGAAGAACCGCGAAGTGGTCGTCACCAACACCGGGGCGGACACGTTTGAGTTGTACGACAGCGACGGCAACGCGATCAACACCACGGACTACGACACATTCACTTCAGGCAACATGGCCGAGATATACGAGGTCACGACGACGATCGACGATCTTGAGTTGGACGAAGTGCGTGTGCTGCAGTCGGCGGATACACTTTACATCCTGCATCCGGATCACCCGCCGCAGACGCTGGTGCGCAACTCCGCCCTGTCGTGGACGCTTGCGGACATCGACTTTTTGGATGGCCCTTATGGCCCGGTCAACACAACGACCACTACGCTGTCGCCGGCTGCGGCTACCGGAACAACCACTATAACCGCCAGCGCCGTCACAGGCATCAACGACGATCAGGGTTTTCTGGCGACCGAT